ACTCTTGTTATTATTAAATGCGATTAATCCAGAAAAAGAAAAATTTAAAAGAATTCAAAAAAAAAATATTTCAAAATTAAATATTAAATGTGAAAACAATTTTAATTCATGTAAACCAGATGAGTTTTTTTTTGAAAATAAAAAACAAATTATTTTAGGTAGATTTTTTGATACAATTGGTTGTTTCTATAGTTGTAAGGGTCATTATTTCAGTATGGCAATGGAACCATATTCTTTATTTAAAAACGATGTTTTTATTCGTTATATAATAGATAAACCAGAACTGTATATAAATAATTCAAAAAAAATAGATTTGGAAGATGTATTTCCAATTAGAATAGTTATGAGTGATAAACATAATATCCCAACGTATGCTGATAAAAAAATGAAAAATATTAAAGAGTATACATTTGATACTATGAAAAAAATGTTTGCTTTATCAGATGATAATTCAGAAATAATAAATAAACTTCCTAATACATCAATATTAAAAAAAATTATAACAGAAAGTTTTCCTATAAATCATGTCATATCAAGAGAGTTATGTATATTGTATTATATGAAATTACATTTTTATGTAGTTAAAAACACAGATAAAACTTTAAAACCATTTATTTTAGTAAGCAAATATAATTTACCACAAATAAAGCAAATGTATAATAAATTTAATAAAGAGTTACCAGATATACATTACTTATTTAACCAAAAAAATAAAACAATCAATAAAAAATTTTATAATAATAAAACTCAAAAAATACACAAATAAATAATAAAAATGTAAAATACTTTAATTAGTCTTATAGCTTGATTTATTATTCATTCTTTTAAACTGTTTCCAAGAAATTTTTACTGGTTCTTTTTGCTCTTTTATAGGCACTTTTTTGTCATGTTCTTCATTTAACTTATCTGCCTTCTTTAAAGCACTATCAATGTATAATTCTTTTAATAGTGTGCCTACCAAAAAAGAACCTGAATGTTGGTCTAGTTCACCATCTTCTATTTGTCTTAAAACATTTATAAATTTATTTAGTATACTAATATCAATTTCATCTTTTTTAATTTTATTATAAATTTCAGTATAATATGTAAATAAAAAACCGCACTCATTCATACATTCTAAATTAATTTTTTCTGGTTCGTTACGATATTTAGCCTTAATCATTAACATACTATTTATTTCATTTTGTAATATATGGCTGTGTTTTAAATCACGTATTAATTGTGTTTGGTCTTCTACATTATTTGTTTTAATCATATTTTGTAATTGAAGTCTTTGTTTTTCGTCCATCATATCTATATGAAATATTAATAGGTTTTATTTTTAAATTAAACTTATAATATATAATATTTTTGCTATAATACTTTTTTTAAAAGTATTTTTTTATAAAAGTATATTATATAGTAAATGTCAACTAAGGGAATGATATACCCTCAAGAAACTCCAATGTTAGCAGGAAATCCTAAAGATTCAGCAATAGCAGCTAATAATCAAGCAATAGCAAAACAAGCAGATTTAATAAAAGCAACAGGAGGAAGTAGACGTAAAAATAAACGAAATAAATATGGCGGTGCTACAACTGGAGTAACAGTTCCTCAATATCAAATGCAGTACAAACCCACTGGAGCAGGCGGACAAGACCCAAATAGTATAATTAAACAAAATGCTGGACTTTCAACACAAGGAGACGCAAATGCTGAATATGATAATTTAGCTGCTAAAAAAGGTGGCTCAAAAAAAAAGAGAGGAGGAAATTTAAATTGGGGATGTTATAGTGGCGGCAAAAAAAAATCCAGGAGCCGAATTCATAGAAAAAAAACATATAAGAAAAGAAGAACTAATCGCCGCAAATAATTTATTAAATAAATTTGTTAAACTTTACTTAATAAATATATGTTAATAATATAAGTTATATGCCGACTGGAAAAAATTGGATGTATTTTATTTATGTTAATATTGGATTTACTCTGTATATTGTAGCAACTTATTATTTAAGCTCATTAAAAGAGATAAAAGATAATTGGCCTTTATACAGATGTAATCCAATGTATATGCCTTTATCAGACAATATGAGTGAAGACTTTACGTATTGTATTCAAAATATTACATCTTCTTCTATGGGATACTTATTACAACCATTAACGTTTATTACAAGTTCATTAGCTACTTTAGGTGGAAATTTTTCTAATCAAATTAATTCCATCAGACAAATGTTTGATAAAATAAGAACATTTGTATCTTCTATAATTCAGTCCATTTTTGGTGTATTTTTAAATATAATTATTGAATTTCAAAAAATAATAATGGGTATGAAAGACCTTATTGGAAAAACAATAGGCATTTTGGTAACTCTTATGTATGTTATGGATGGTAGTCTTAAAACTATGAATAGCGCATGGAAAGGACCATCAGGACAACTGGTAAGAGCTCTAGGAAAATGCTTTTATCCAGAAACTAAAATTAAATTGAAAAATGGTATTATTTTACCTATTAAAGATGTAAATTTAGGTGATATTTTAGAAAATGGTAGTGTTGTTTACTCAACTATGAAAATTGATAATAAAAATAACAAAGAAGATTTGTATTGTATTAAAGAAAAAGGTGTAAATGGTGATAATATAAATGTTACGGGGTCACATTTAGTTTTTGACGATTCTAAAAAAAAATTTGTAAAAGTATCTGATTATTATAAAGCAACCAAATCAAAAGTTAAAACTGAATGGTTTAGTTGTTTAATAACAAGTGACCATAAAATTACAATTGGCTCTGAAATTTTTTGGGATTGGGAAGACCATTTTATTAAAACAAATATGTATTAATTATTTAATTCAAAATTTGTATTAAGTAAACGAATATTATCCATTTATTATATATGGATAACATCATTAATGAAAGTTATATAAATATAAAAAAAAAATATGATAATTTAAATTATTTTGACCAATATAGTTCATCGCTAGTTTTATTTATTTTAATAACTATAACCTTATTTATTTTATGTGCTTATTGTTTTGTTATGATTAATGCACAACCAATTAAAGATGATTGGACTAATCAACGTTGTAAACCATCAGTAATTCCTTTTGCGGGTCTAATAAATTCTCCCGAGGGCACAAGTTCTACTGATTTTACTAAAGAAAATTTTGATTATTGTACTCAAAATATTGTTAAAGGAGTTACAGGTAATGCGGTTCAACCTTTAACATTTATTACAACTATGTTAAACACACTTTTTGATAAAATCAAAAATTCTCTAAATGGTATTAGAGAGATGATTAATAAAATTAGATTACAAATTAAGGCAATTGCTCAAGAAATTATGGGAAGAGTAATAAATGTAACAATACCTTTACAGCAAATTATAATTGGCCTAAAAGATATTTTGGCTAAGGTTCAAGGAACTATGACAGCTGGATTATTTACCTTATTAGGCTCTTATTATACATTAAAATCATTAATGGGTGCGATTGCTCAACTAATAGTTACCATATTAATAGCATTGGCTGTAATGATTGCGGGACTCTGGGCAGTCCCTTTTACTTGGGGAGCTGCTGCGGCTAATACAGCAATATTTGTTGCTATTTCAATTCCAATGGCGCTTATTTTAACATTTATGACCAAAGTTTTAAAAGTACAATCTAATCTTAAAATTCCAAAAATAAAATGTTTTGATAAGAATACATTATTAAAAATGAATGATGGAAGTGAAAAAAAAATTATTGATATTAAAGTTGGAGATATATTAATTAATAATAATGAAGTAACAGGTAAAATTAAAGTTGAAACTGTTGGTTCTGATATTTATAATTTAAATGATATAATAGTATCTAATTCACATATTGTTAAATATAATAATACTTGGATACCTGTATCTGAACATCCACGTTCAAAAAAAATAAAATCTTATAATGAACCATTTTTATATTGTTTAAATACTAGTTCAAAAATAATTATAATAAAAGATATTTGTTTTACAGATTGGGATGAAATATATAATAATGATATTACTAAATTTAATACTTTATTGTGTATAAAATTCAATAATAGTAAACAACCATATAAATTTAAAACAAATGATATTCATACATATTTTGATGGTGGATTTATTGGTTCTACTATTATTAAATTAAAAAATGGTTCTAAAAAAATAATTCAAGATATTGAAGTAGGAGATATTTTAGAAAATGACGAAAATGTGTATGGATTAGTAGAAATTAATGGTAAAAATATTGATGAACAATGTGTTTATTATTTAGGAAAAAATAAAAAATTTGAGGGTGGTTGTAATTTATGTTTTTACAACGAATCTATTAATATTTTAACAACATTGGATTTAGATGAAAATAATAAACAACCAAAAACTATAAAAGAAAATAAACTTTATCATTTATTAACTGATAAAAAAAGTTTTTACATTAATGACTTAAATTTTTACGATTATAATGCGTCAATTGATTTATTTTTAGAAAAATTTAAATTATTATCTATGAAATATGTATAACATGGATATTACTCTTTTTGGGTTTAAAGTAAATGTTGAAATACTTATTCTGATTGGCGTTGTCTATTTAATTATGGTTGGTCATACAATTGGTGGTTGTTGTAATATGTCAGGTATTATGGAAGGTCTAGAAAATATTGATTCATCTGATACAACTAAAAATATAAAAGATAAACTAAAAGAAAAAATGAAATAAATAACTTAATGTTAAAATAAACTTAAAATAAAATTTATTTTAGACAAGATAAAGTAAAAAAATATTATCTATCAAATATGTATAATATGGATATTACTCTTTTTGGTTTTAAGATGAATCTTGAAATACTAATACTAATAGGTGTTATATATTTAATTTTAGTTGGTCATACAGTTGGCGGTTGTTGTAATATGCCTCTTATTATGGAAGGGTTACAAAGTATGGATTCTTCTTCTGATGATATGAAAAAAATGGCTATGTTAAAAAAAAAACAAGAAGGATTTACAGGAGCTAACACAAATTACGGAGAATCATCTCAATATTCTTTAGGTGATTATTCTAGTCCAGATACTTCTTCTTGGGGTCAACCTAACATGACAGTTACTCCTGGAAAACCATTATCCAAGGGAGTTAAAGATTTTTTAGCTCGTAAAGAGCAACCTATTCCTTTACCAGAAGGTGAAATGTTGTTATTTGCTAATACAAAATTTGCTCCAGAATTTTGCCCAAATACATACTCAAATAGCAGTGGGTGCGCAGAAATGTCAAACGAACAATATAATTATCTTGTTACGAGAGGTGGTAACAATATTCCATACTCTGAATATTAAATTTAAACCATAAAATATTATTAATATTATTAATATTTTATTTATAAGAATTTACTTTATTCCCTTTTGAATCATAAATCCAAATTTCATAATTAAATCCTAATTGCTTTCCGGCGTTTTGTTTTAAAAAAATATTATTTATATTTATTTTTTCAGTCCATGTATAATAAACTAATTATTTTTATCAATTGTTACTTCCTTAGCTATTTTCTTAACAATTTTATCAGCTTTTTCTGCATCGTTATCTCCCGAACCTCCCATTGCTTCTATAATAATATGATTATACTGGTCGCTCTTCTTAGAATCACTATAAATACAATCAGGATACTTTGCTTTCCATTCAGGAATAGCACAAATATTCTTATGGGAAATATATTTAATGGCCTTTTTGATTTTTTTGTTTTCGGGGTCTTCTTTTTCCCAAACATTAGCGTCTTTAACATAAAGTGAATCCCTTTTGGGGTCACTACAATGGACAGGCCGCATATTTTCATCTAATGCTTTTAAATTCTTAATAATAAGTTTAGATATACCATTAACAAACCCTAATTGACCGATACTTTCGATATCTGCTAATTGAATTTTAATAGAATCTACAAAATCCATAATATTCATTGCGTCTTTACAAGTTTCATTTAAAAAGAATTGAAGATTAAATGTTTTATTATGTGAATTATTTGTATTATTTATAATATTATTTGTATTTGTGCCATTTTTAATAACTTCCAACATTTGTTTTTGAAGTTCAGTATTTTGTTGAATTAAGGTAATAATTAAATTATTATCCAATAATTCTATAGGTTTATTAGTTTCTTCTATTTCTTTACAAATATTTTTATTTACAAGGTTATAACAATTTTTTTTATGAGCATAAAGGGTTGGCGAATGTTTATATGCTTTACCACAGTCACATATATATGTTTTTGTATTTATTACTGATGTAGGATTTTGTAGGTTTTTATGTTTACGTGTTAAAATGTGCTTGTTATATTCACTTTGTTTACAGCACTTATAATTACAATTTTCACAAAAAAACTTTGCGGAGATTTTTGGAGATTCTTTCGATGGAAACATTCCTATATTAATCCTATATAAAAAATCTCCTAAATACTTTTACAAATTAATTTAAAAAATTATGCTAACAAAATAAAAAAATTATAAATTGTCGTGAGACCTTAAAATTATTTTATGCAGTCAAATTGATTTTTTTCCAAAAGTCTTAAGGCCCTTTTCAAAAATGGACATTTATAAATGTCCAAAATCACTTTTTATCCTGGACTTTTCCGACAGTTTTTTACATATTTTACAATATATATTCTTAAAGTAA